TAATCCTGTAACAGATATGTTTCTTAAAGGCAAAACCGTACCATTTGCATCTGTTCGTGTGCCGTTAAAGATTGCTCCATTCAGTAGTGTAATAACGCCTGTTGTAGTCATATCGCCTGTAAAGGTATTTGCTTTTATTGTAATGGTGTTGCCAGACACATTAAAAACACTAGATGCCGTTGCGTCTATTATTACGTTGTAACTGCCTGCATCTATTTGATTACCTGATTTAGTTACATATAAATTCTGCCTATCAAAATTATCGTACCAAAACTTTTTAGCCCTGTCGTAAAATTTGTTAGCATTATCAATTACACTATAAGAAGCAATAGTTGTTTCGTTTGTCTCTGTAATAGAAGCATCTAATGATAATAAAAATACTGGCTTTTTGTCACCTGACGCGTAATGATTGGGTGTTTGCTCTGTTGGTAAATGTAAAAAACTAGAAAGTTTGTAATTTAAATCATACGTGTTAGCCACTCCACGATTATCTATATTTTTATCAGTAGAGCTTGTGCCTAAATACCATACGGCACTTGTGACTAAAAAAGTTGCATTACCGTTTATATCTGTAATCTCTGAATATGTTAAATCACCTGATGTGGCTGTTTCATAAGCTTGGGAGGCTCCGTAATTTGTAGTTGGTCTATTTCCGTTGTCTGTGTCAATTGCTTGAATCTTTGCGTTAGCCACTACTCCGCTTGCATCTTGAACTGTAAAAATCATTCTATTCTGAACAATCGTCTGGCTGCCTGCTGCACTAGATAAAGATACATTAATTAATGGTATCGGTGCAGGTATAGACGAGAAGGGATTAATATATCTTACAAATTTTAGGTTAGCTGATACTCCCGCACTCCTAAAAATTGTACTTACCCCAAAGCCCTCCATTCCTTCCAAGGTTAAATCGCTTACAAAATTAGTAGTATTTACATTGATAGTTTCAGGGTGTCCAAATGTATTTAACCCATTTACCGTTAAACTGTTTGCTGCTGTCCTGTATCCGTGACCATAAAACTCGCAATTGTTAATTGTTATAGTAGAAGCTGTTTGTGCAGTAAATATAAGTTTTAAAGTGCCTATTGTGCTATTTAAAAATATTGCGTTATCTAGGGTTACATTTCCTTCAAAATTATGAGCTAAATTAAACTGTGACCCTGTAGTTGCTCCGTCATTTACATTGACCATGCCTTGAATGGTTACATTAGAAGTTGATGTGGTTTGAATGTAACCATCAAACAGACCATTGTTACCCCCATTGATTTTTTCAAATTCAAAACTAATTGACGGTAAAGGGTCGTAAATAGTTGTATTTTGATACGTTCTAACAGTTGAGTTATCAAAATTACCTGTTATTTTAAAAACATACTCCCTTCCAGGCAAATCCGCATAATTAATAAACCTCAATCTATCGGTTGTCCTGTCTACGTCCAATGTACCTGTAACTAACAGTCGTGTATTATCTAACGTATATTGATTGCCGTTTTTAGTAACGCCAGTCAGTCCAATCATACCACTATAATTAGTATCTGTTCCTGTTTGTGTAATAACTCCTGCTGATTCTGAAAAACTCATAATTAAACCTTTGTATTGTAAATTGCCATATTAACCTCTTGCTACTATTAAATTAGTTAAATTCGTTCCATCAAAAGAACTATAAAAAGCATCTATTGTAGGGTATAACCCTGTGAAATAATCTGTCGTATATCTATAAACGACATCCCCTCTAAAGTTAGATTCTCTTACCGTTCCACCTGTTATGCTTGTATTATTGTTCGTGTATTTTACCCCTGTTAGATAGTCAAACCAACCATATTTAAATGATGTGTCAAAATCTGTACTACTGTTTTTAAAAAGTATTTGATTCTTTTCCCCACCCGTAGGGACTCCTTCGCCGGGGTCTCCTTTGTTAGCTGCTATTGACGGGTTAACGGTTACATCAATTTCAGTAGTCTCTACAGTTACCGTAAAATCTATATTTGTTTCGTCAGTAGTTATATTTACATCTACTTCGTTTATTATGTTATTTACAACTACATCTATCATTTTATACCTAAAGTAAAAGTTATTTCTAAATCACCCTCGATAAAAAAACTACATACCGCATTTAAATTAGCTCCTTTGTGTTCAGAAAATTCAGACCCATTCAATACTACTGATAGCGTTTTTTCTTGCCCTAAAACATTGCTACCAGTAATACTTAAGCCATCAACCAAAGTGTATTCTTTTATAAGCGTGTTTTTTTTGTAAATCTTTATAAAACAATTGCTAGTAAAAACCCCGTTAGTAGTCTTGAAAGGAAGTGTTTTGTTTATCTGAGAAACCCCAAGATCAAAATATCCAATGTCTTTAATATTGTAAAAACTTATATTGTCAGTCATAAATATGAATTGTAACGTTAATTATAACAAATATACAAAATCTATAACTATTAAATTAAGTATAAATTTTATCTATTTTGGTATCAAATCCCCGTTTGAGTCTCTAGCAGGAACTACAGCAACGCTACATCTACAATTTATTACGTTTCCTGCTGATGCTTTTGGATCTCCCGGATACGCTAATTCTTCACCACTAACATTAAACTTATCATTTAATCCAACCCTTTTGCCGTTCATTTGCCTGTGATTGAAAGGGGATGTCCTAGTTCTCTCATCTAACGCACTAATCCATTCTTTTTCCATTACAAACCCCGAAACATCTCCAGCTTGTACAGCCCCAAAGTTAGCGGATGCAGTTGTCTCAGTTCTTGCAATTCTTAACGCTTGCCATCTGTAGAACCTTTTTTCCCCTACAATCTTTTGCACTTCTTTAGCTGCTTCTACTATAGTTAATCCGTCCTCTATTCTAGTTTTAAGCAGGTCTACTATAGATTGTTTGTAAGTCTCTGTAACTGTAACCACACGTTCTATACCGTACCTAACAAAGAAAGCTCTTATCTCTTTTTCAAATAGTGTTGTGAAATTAGATAGTGTAAAGTTCTTTAATTGAGTGTTTATATATTTACCAACCCTTGAACCGTGTACGCTTCCAGTCTCTCTATATATTCTCATATAAGCGTCAGACATTAATTGGTTTGATACTGATAGATTTACTTGTGCCTCGTAGTTGGTTTCTGTTAGGTTTTCCCATGAAATAGAATTACCCCACTCATCAAACACGGGTATAAGTATTCGCATAGCTTTCTTTTCGTACCCTCTGCTATATATATCCCATTTGTTTCTATATGTAGCTCTACCCATTATTCAATTGTAAAAGAATCTTCTAAAGCGTCTCCTAGCTTTAATATACTTTGTGATGTAGTGTATTCTTGCATTTCTGGATTTTCTGTAGGTGTATATCCGATAGCCTCTCTGTATTCTTCTCTATTTACTACTGCTCTATCTAGTGAGTTATTTAACCATCCTGTTAACGTGGCCATATCCGCCTGCATCTCTGGAAGTTCCATTACATCCCATTTAATACAACAGTTTTCATATCCGTTGAATCTAGGTAAAAAGAACTCGTTTAAAGCATCTTCTAGTAACTTTAAATCTGGTGCAATATTATTAGTTACTACCCATTTTTCAACTACTTTTAAATTATCGTATTTAGCCCCGTCGTCATTGTTTAATAGCTTATCAGACCAAATCAAACAATTGGCTATTTGTTTAGAATCCCATTTAAGATAATCAAAAGGCTTTAACTCATCAGCGGTTAAACTCATTCTTGTAAATCCAACTTTAGAAGACAATGCAGTAATCTTACCCATATCATTAGGATCAGCTCTCATTTCTTGTAATCTACTTTTAACCTCGTCAGCCTGTTCCTTGCCAAAAGCCACGGTATCACCCCAAAGAAACCCATAAGCACCACCATTTTTTAAAGTTTGAATATTTAAGTCTATTGCTGAGTTTGAAGATTCAATGTTCTTTAAGGCTGCTGATAATTCAGATAATCCGTATAAATGCTCTCCGTTATCCCCATAGTTAGGGTTAGGCTTTTTGATGTGTATAACATCCTCTCCAGGAAACTCTGTGTACGTTTGCTGATAAACCATTATGTAGTGATCTATCGGGCTTTCTCCTACAAAATTATCTGTGTTATCTTTTAAAACTATTTGTGTGTATTGACTAGGTAATAGGTAAACCTGCATTGGCACACCTTTATTTATCCCATCGCTAGGCGATAACATATAGATATAAGCGTTACCCGTAGTTTTTAAGAATGTTTTATATAGTGCCCAAAATTCTACCCAAGTTTGATCCACGTTAGGACGTTCCATAGGAAAAGGCTTATCTTCCTTAGCATAAGCCTCGTTTTTAAGCCTTGATAACTTTACACGTTGAGATAGTGATAAGTCAAACTTTGTAGCTTTCTCCATCATTTCAACCCTGTTAGCTTTCTCTTTGTCCTCTATCTCCTTTATGTAATAAGGTACAGATGATGTTTTAGTAGCCATTTGGTTAATCAATGAAAAAACAGTAGAGTTGATGTTATAACCCTTTTTGATGTATGTTATGTTCTCAGTGTCATAGCTTGTTAGATTATGCCCATAGCCTTGTATAAACGTTTGGTTAAACGGGTTTTTAGCTTTAGGGTAAAATATATTGTTAGCTTGTTGTCTAAGCCTATTGCTTAGGTTACTTATCTGCTGAGTAATAGAGCTTGCTTTTAATTTCATAATTATGAATATATTAATACGTAAAAATACAAAATTATAATTAATTAAAATATAACCATCTTTGGTGCTAATTCGAACCAGTAACGCATCATAATAGAATCCCACTCATCAGGAGACCTGCCTATCATCTGCTTAACAACATCTTTAGATACTAACGCTACTTTTCCGTCTTTATCAATATCCTTTTGTTTCACTTGTTCCATTTCTTCCGTAGTGATACTTATAACCGATGAGTTACTTGCTATCTCTCCTACTTCTCGCTTCATTATCTTTGCAGCCATCTTATAACCGCATTGAGATTTAAGATTGTTAAAGTTCTCGTCGTTTAAGGCCCTTGAATTATTCACAAATCCTTTGCATCTCATAAAATCTACAACACCACCACCGACACCGTCCTCATCTGCAATCACTCTTGACATTGGTATGTTATATTTCTGCGCCAATCTTTTACCTTGGTTTACTACCTCCATCAATCCGCTCTTATCGATATGGTATCTATAAATACACTTCCAACCATGCCAAACCCTAAAGACTGTATTATCCTTTCCTTTCCTTGCGACGTCAATAGTAATGTATTTATCCCCCTCAGCTTTCACATGGTCCGCATTGAAGTAATCAGCAATAGCATCTGTATCAATCAGTGTGCTTGGATCATCATCATACTCCCAATTCCCATAGTATAGCCTTTGTTTGCTATTCTTATCTAAGCTAAGCAATGAATCCAAATAAGATTGCGGTAAATGTGGATTGTCTGTTGGAAGAGCCTGTACGAACTTCCTGTGTGCCGGGATTGTGTTATCCCTGTTCGGCTTGTAGAACTCCTTATACACCCAATTCTTGGCAGGGTTGCAACTTCCGAACATCTTAGGCCTTATATTAAATTCAGTAAGCTTGTATCTGCATCGAGAAAGAACTATCTGCCACGCCTTATAAACAATCTGGTTACATTCATCTATAAACGCTCCACAAACCTCTAAAGAACCTAAACTATCAAAATTAGGATCAGAAGGATAAAGAAACAAATCTTTTAACAGTATCTCTGAGCCATTATTAAAGTATATTATATTATTTTGTGCGTTGAATACGTACTGATCCGATATACCTAAACGAATAAGCCCAAGAGCATTACTCTCGGGTGTTGGATTGGATGTTAACTCAAAGAATGTATTTAGTGTAGTTTCTTTTAATGCTTTTAGTTTTGCCCTACCCATTAACCAACGTGAACCGGGATGAGTTTGACACATTTCAATAAGCCATAAAACACCAAAAGCAGACTTACCACCTCCAGCAGCTCCGCCGTAAAGAGTTTCTTTTGTCTCGTTGTCTTTGAGATAATATACAGCGTTTTCTTGTTTAGGCAATAACTTCATTAATCTGGTTTAATTCCACCTCCTAAACTAACTATATTAACAGGCTTATCTCCACCTTCTAAAGTAGTCTCTTGCCTGTCAGTCCAATTAAATCTGTTCTTCATGTTCATGTACCAACCTGTATAAGAAAAGTCTTTATTCTCTAGGTTCGTTCTACCTGATTTAGACCACCAAGCCTCAGAAAGTATCTTACCCATTTTTATGGTTTCCGAAAAAACTGCTTCTTCTTTAAGCCATCTATCCCATAAATCATTAGAGAAACTACCTCTCCACTTATATATTAAAGCCTTAACCTCTACATCAGAAGCTCCGTCTTTATACATATCTAATACATCGTTATACCATTCATTTGGTAAACTTGATGTGTCTTCTTTTGGTCTCCCTGATTGTGTCATAACTCAATAGTTTTCTTTGTGCATCTTATAACATAATACGATCCTGGATTGCTTGGATAGTGGTTTGTTTCGTTTGTTCCGTCTCTATCTTCGTACTTGTAAACATTTCCGTCTGCCTCGCATCCTTCCCATCCCCATGGTCTAGTATTAATAAAAACCCCGTTAGAGTACCAATATCTAGTACATTCATCACATACCTCTATAGTCTCAGGTTCTTTAGGTTGCTCTAGTGTTATATCTTCACCCGTTTCATTTGTGCAGTTTACGAGTAATAATATTAATATAATATATTTCATAATCTAGTTATTACGGTTAATATAAGCAATGTATAACTCTCTACCTACTAAACATAGCAAAGATATAAAAAAAGCGTATAGACTTGTATAATTGAAGTCTTTAGCCCATGCTAGGCAGAACTCTATAAACACCCATAGAAAGGATGATATAGTTAGTATTGACATTAGTGTAAATAGTTTGATAAATTTCATGGTGTTAGTTTTTAATTTCTAGTTCTTCTTCTGTTAGTTTAGGATATTCTGATACTTTCATATTTTAAGTATTAAAAAACCCTCCTAAGCATACCTCTATACTAAGGAGGGAAAACAATTAAACTATTCAACCATGAAAAAAAATAGTATTATGAATGTTAAAGATAGTGTTATTATTGTTTATATACAAATTTACAGCTTTATATTTTTAAAATGCTCTGAGAATGCCTCAGCACTACCTAGCCTTAAAGCTTCTGGTCTTAGGTTTACTTTTAAATCAAAATATCTATCTGTTAGGTTTGACATCATTGATTCAGATACACCTTCTTTTTCTCCTATCTGTTTTATTGTAGATTCAAGATCAGTTAAAAAGTAATATATTAAAACCCATCTTTTTTTGTTTGAGTGTCTTACTCTTACAGGCATAGTAATCTAATTAAAAGCTGTAAGAAAGGAATTAGCAGCATTATAATCTTTATGGTTTTCTTTTTCATGTCCTTGTGTTTTTAGGTTTTCTATTTCTTTTAGTATTCTGTTACATTCTGTGTTAAGAGTCTCTTGTTTTATTAACTCTATGTTCTCATTAAATTTAGATAGTGGTATAAACTTACCGTTAATATAAGCTCCAAAACTTCTTT